TGGGGGAAATTTAGTAGACGGTATCCTCATGGGGATTGTAGACGGCATGAAAGCCATTGGCACATGGATAAAGGACAACATTTTTACCCCATTTATGAATGCCTTTAAAGATGCCTTCGGAATCCACAGCCCCTCTACTGTCATGGCAGAGATGGGCCAGTATCTCTGGGATGGTTTTTGTAATGGAATCAAGGAGTTTTTCTCAAATCCCGGAGCATTTATCAAGGCGAATATCACAGATCCATTTGTGAACGGGCTGAAAAGCCTGCTTGGAATCCATAGTCCATCTACTGTGTTAGCAGGAATCGGATCTTATACAGTACAGGGATTTAATCAGGGGGTAACGAGTGAGCAGACTGCTTCCCAGAACGTGGTGCAGTCATGGGCTTCTGGTGTAACAAGCTGGTTTGCTTCTAAGTTTGGAATCGGAAGTGGTGGAGACGCTACAGAATCTAAGAAATGGGCCAGCAGCATTATGGCCGGCTTTAATAACACTGTCAGAAAGAATTACACCCAGTCTCAGACAGTTATGGAAACGTGGGCTGAAAATGTCCGTAAGTGGTTTGTGGGAGTCGATGAAAATCAGGGGGTGAATGAACTTTCCTGGACAAAATTCGCAGACCTTATTATCCAGGCATTTAAGACCAAGATAGAGGATAGCCATTCAGAAACCCAGGGTTCGGTAGAAACTTGGGCTAAAAATATCAGAGAATGGTTCTGGGGAGACAGTGATCTGCAAGGAACCGGTGGAATGTATGCCGCATTCTACGACATGGCAAAGCGTATCAATGAGGGGTTTGCAAATGGCATCAGCGATTTTGCGTACATGGCCAAGGATGCAATCCGGCAGTGGGCGGCTGAGGCAATGGAAGAGGCAGAGGAAGAGTTTGATATCAATTCCCCATCCAAAGAATTTTACAGCATTGCCGAGTATGTAGTCCATGGATTCAATGATGGTATTGCCGATATGGCAAGATCATCCCAAAATATAGTACGGGATTGGCTGGACGGTGTTATGGACGTATTTGACGGCGCAGAGATCCGGTTGCCTGTAGGAATTGATATTCCCAATGCTGCGGCGTATCTGCCTAGGATGGCAAGCGGAAGCATCGTTCCACCACGGGCTGGTGATATGGCTGTGTCTATGCGGAGCAGATCATCCTATGCAGAGGAAGAAGCATTATCCAGCCTGATTGCAAGGCTTGATGAATTGCTTAGCCGGATGCAGAGGGATGGCAGCCAGCCGATCCAGATCGTGTTGAATCTGACGGGAAGTATGGCGGCACTTGCAAGGGCACTGAAGCCGGAACTTGACCGCGAGGCGGCCCGCAGAGGAGTAAGCCTGGTAGTTATAGGAGGAACCTAATGACAGACAGTGTGTTTTTAATGGACGGCAAAGCGTATAACGTGGAGGTGGAGGCGGATTCTCTGGAACGGAGCTTTGCCGTGACCGACACAGACCAGTCAGGGCGCACCCTGGATTATACGATGGAACGCGATGTGATTGGCACATTTTACAATTACGCCATGAAGGTATACCCGAAAGACGGAGACACGGCCTCCTATGATGCGTTTTATGATGCTGTTTCAGACCCCAATGCCGATAGCCATGAAATGACATTCCCTTATGGACAGGAAACACTTACCTTCCGGGCATATGTCACTCAGGGTAAGGACAAACTCCGTATCCGAAACGGAAAGAATCTGTGGGGCATGGATGGCCTGT